CTCTCCTTCACCATGCTCTTCTTCTTCTACATCTGGATCAAAGCTTGCATGATGGTTAGAAGTCATTTCACCATAAGGATCGGCTAAAAACTCATCACTATGGAAGACATTACCCATAGGCTCATTCTCAAGCTCATCAATATAGTCAGGTCGGCTCATGTGCTCATCTTCCTCTTCTTCCTCAACTTCGCCGCCTTCAGCAAATTTAGTAGCCTTTAAAAACTTTTCATACTCAACTGGATCTAAAGACATTTTATCGTGTTTCTTTTTCATAATCATTCTTTCGGGAGATACAGCTTCTTCTTTGTGATCAGGATGAAGCTTTTTATTTCGTGGTTCTCCTTCATGTGGGTTTTCTACGCCGGGGACTAATCCACCTTCAGCATAACATCCCATAGCACACTTTACAGGTCCACCGTGGGCGCACATTACTTCGCCACCTTTGGCCATTTTCTGTGCTTTTCGTTTTACAGCGTATGCAATCGCTACAGCTTGTTTTTGAGGTTTTCCGTGTTCCATTTCAGTTTTAATATTTTCTTTAAAAGTTTTTTCAGATTTACCATGTTTTAGTGGCATTTTAGGTCCTTTTACTGCAAATAGCTAAAAAAGCTACTAAAATTGCCTATAAACACACTACCACTCACCAAAGTCATTGTTTTTATTAGTATCTTCTAAATTCTTGAAATACTCTTCTGCCTGCTCTTCCATACGGGTAATTTCTTCTAACTGCCATTCCTTTGACCCATACTTAGGCTTAATAGCTACAGGTGCGTGGGTGTAGGAATAGCTTTCTCTCCATGCGTATAAAACAGCTTCGCAAATGTCTGAGTGGAACCTACGGCTAATAACTTTCTTATCAGGCGTACTTTTATCCAAATCCCACTCCACTCTCATACAGTCATGGGCAAACACAGAATCTTCTTTAGCTTTAAGCTTACCTGTGCGTAGAGCATCATTCATTAATTCTATGTATTCTACTTTCCTAATCTTTTCAGCTGGTTGTACTGATATCTTATAACGCTTTGATATTTCTTCAGAAATCTTTTTACCTAAACCGCCTGTGTCAACTACGATCTTACTAAAATCGTATTGCATTCTAAGTGTCTCTATTTGTTGAACAAGCTCCGTAATACCTTGATGCTTTGTGACAACTTCTTCGACAAGATAAGTCGAAGGGCTAGATTCACTCCAAGCAAGAACACATAAGGCATCAGCGTCATTATAACCCAAGTCAACACCAAGAATGTAATTCCATTTAACGATAGGTAATTCATCATAATCATTTATATGTTTACTGTAATGATATACAAGAGAATCTACATCCAACACCCATTTACCAAACCACTCTCTTTGGATACTTGGATTGTCAGCTGTCACACCACGACGTTTTAATTCTTGTTCAAATACTTGCTGATGCGACATCCCAGACTTTTTAGATATGAAAGGATTATCCCAAAAACCCCAAGAATGCTGAGACCAATCTCTGCTGCGGCTACATACATAAAAATACCCACTAGGAAGAACACCAGGAGTACCGATAAGGCAAAGAGTACCGGCATGATCAAGCAAAGCAGGGCCGATAATATCATTAACCAATTCATCAATAAACGAAGGGAATGACTGACATTCGTCAATATAGACTTTTTTGATCGCAAGTCCTCTGAATTTTTCAATTTCACTTTTATCAGCTGCTCCTGTGCAATAGATAGTCGAACCTGAGGGAAAAGTCACAGATAGCTCAGAAGAGTTAAATACGCCTCCCAATCCAAATTGTCTATTTATTTTTTTGAGTTCCGGCCAAACAATCCGCTTAGCATTGCTACGAGAAAGAGTAATGTAAACACAAATAGTATCCTGGTTATTTACAGCAGTGTGAACAAGGTCGGCAGCACAAGACACCGTCTTACCTGCACGGCGTGTTGTAACTGCCACCTTGAATCGGCTAGGGTCTGCAACAAACTTTAATTGCTGATCAAATAGAAAATCCTCAAGCTTAAATGGTTTGCTCTTACGTTTTTTAAGCTCACCTAATACATGTTCAAGATTGGGTTTCATTTAGTAATTCTTTTGCCAGCTTTTTAAGCTCGTCATCTGGTACTGCTGCTAGTTCTTCTTTTTGCTCTTTTTGCGCTTTAGACAAATCTGTCAATAATTTAACATAAGCTACTAAATCACGGGCAGACTTATCCGAAAGCTTCCTAGTAGACACTTCTTGGTAAATGTGATTTATATCACGCTTTACCGCGTCACTAGCTTTTTTGAGCAGTTTGTTTAGATCGTCCACTCTGTACCTCTGGTGCTAAAATTACTGATTTAATATTTGTCAAGGGAATAATAGCACTGATACCACGGCTTTCTACAAGCACTCCATTAGATTCCAAAGACAAAGATACATCAGGATGCTTTTCAGGGAAAATAGAAATAGCACCTAGAACGGATGTTCCGGGGATTGTTATAGCATTAATGATTTCTACTGATTTTACTTTCATACCACTCCTAAACAAAGGGATCAAAATCCCATTCTTTTGGTTTTAACGATCTCCCTACTTTAGTGAGATGCGTACAAACATTTATATTTTGAGGCATAAGCATTTTAGCTATGCCCATTTTTCTCCAAGCTTTCTTTACAAAAAGCCAATCAAGAACATTACCACGGTAGCAAACATAACCAAGAATAACATCAGGATCTTCCTTTAACGCTGCTACTTTGATTGTACAGTATGGGAGCCTTTTTTCCAAAGACACCTTGTAATTGGCAAAGAAAGAATCTTTTTTAATTCTACCAAACCAATCACACCCGTGATACAAGCCTAAAAGCCAGGTGGAATATATCAGAGGTAGGTCTTCTTCCCTAACATCTCTAACCAGGATCATATTTGATGTAACTTGCATATCTTCTAATTATCCTGTTTATAGTGTTAGTATGTAACTCTACCGCTTCCGATATTTCCTTAGCAGGTTTACCTTCACAATGCATCTTCCAGATTTCTTTATCAATCTTACGTTTGAATTTAAAATCATGAAGCATTTGACCGGCTAATTCAAAATACCTCTGCTTTTCCAAAAAGGATTGGGGAGTCCACATTTGTTGAAAATGAAAACTATCCCAATGAATTAACGGATGGCCNGGGACATCGCTGTTNTCGATATCCTTAAAGCCTTTATCCGCTAACTTTTTGTACCACTTCTTCTGTAGCTTTTGAAATTCCTTCTGCGTCATTTGCTTGCTCTTTCTTTGGCGCTTTGTCAGGATGCATCAGATAAAATGCTAGCTCGTTTGCTTTAGCTTTTCTCATCATTTTGCCTAGAAGGTCTGCGTCAAACGAATCTTCATTTTGAGGCAAATGTTGGACAAAAGCTGCAAATAGCTTTTTGGTGTCGGCATTAACTTCAAATCCTTGTGAGGATAGAAATTGCTCAGCCTGTGCTTCAAAAGCTTCTGGGGTTTGAGCTAACTTAGTCAGTCTGGCTTTCCGAAACATTCTCAGCTCCTTGTTGGGATTGTTCTTTTTGTTGCTGTGCTTTTTTAAGCTCTACATATTCTTTGTTAACGTCAACAAGTTTATTGTTAATATCAACAAGAGCAATCTTCATTTGCTCGATTTGATACTGAAGCTCACCAGCTTTAGTACACAAATCAATGTAGTCTTTCTTCAGTTGTTCCTCTGATCTCATTAGTTTTACTCCTTTTGCCTTAAGTGCTCTGCGTTGTTTTCTATTCAACTTCATATATGTATTATACCAAATTAGACTTAAAAAGTCAATAAGTATTACGCCGCTTACATAATATATATAATAATTGTGGCGTATTACTAAGTTACATATGTAGTTATTATACCAGTATTTTTTAGCTTGTCAAGTACTATTTTATAAGTAGTTGATATTATTACGATCAAAATTCTTGACAAATAATTCTTGTTTTTGTAAAAACGTTATGTTAATATACAAACATAACAGGAGGTACTATGGAATTAAATATTGGCAGATTGATTGATTGGGATGGCGAAGAAGGTCTTATCGAGGACGAACAAGGTGACGTTATACGCGTTACTTTCGAAGACTTCAATCCACATGACCTAAAACATGTTGTAGTNGGTTCTACTGTTATTATTACAGAGAAAGGCTACTTAGAGCTTACTTCACAAAGCTTTTCGCATTACCTCGAAGAGCCTTTTGATGAATTAGCTTTTATGGATGATTCTGATGATTCTGAAGAAGATAGTTGACTTTTTGTTTTGTTTGAGGTATAATAGTATCTATGAAATTGACAAATAAGTTAAATCTTCCTCAGCCAATAGTTAAAGCCGTGTCTAACGATGGTTACAGCAGCGGCGATTGTGATATCTCTGTCACGTCGCTGCTGAAGCCACCNCAGATGCGAACACTTGAGCTTCGTCATGAAGATCAACTTACNGAAGATGTNTCNGATAGAATTTGGAGCTTACTCGGTCAAGTTGTACATGGTATTCTTGAAAGAGCTGAAGAGACAGCTATTGCTGAGCAAAGACTTGTAATCGAAGTAGAAGGNTGGAAAGTCAGCGGACAAATGGATAGATTTCTTTTGAAAGAAGGAATTCTACAAGATTATAAGTTTACTTCAGTATACAAAGTAAGAGANGGTGTTCCAGAAGAGTATGCTAAGCAATTAAATATCTATGCCCATATTCTTCGAAAACANGGTAAGACAGTAAACAANTTGCAGATTGTAGCTATATTGCGTGATTGGTCTAANAATCAATACATGCGTGAAGGAGATCCCTATCCGGCACATCAAGTAGTACTGCTAGACGTGCCGTTAATCCCTGATGAAGAGGTGGCAGCTTATGTGCGTGAGCGCGTGTTGGTGCACAAAGAGGCCGCCTCTCTTCCCTCTGATCAATTACCAGAATGTTCAGCGGAAGATCGATGGGCAAAACCTGATGTATGGGCTTTGATGAAGAAAGGGCAAAAGAAAGCCGTAAGACTTACTCAAAGCGAAGAGGCAGCTAAACTAGCATTAGAAGCTGCTGGGCCTAACCATAGCATCAAGTTTAGACCAGGAGAAAGCACACGTTGTAAGAGCTACTGTTCTGCAGCACCTTTCTGTGAGCAATATAAACGTATGAAGAAAGATGAGGATGAAGAATGAAAATTAAAACAGATGACTTGAGAATGTTAATGGATTATATGGAAAAAGAGCTAGTAGAAGAAGTGGACATCTCTGAAGTAGCAGCTAACTTTGCCATATACGCTACTTTTTCAGACATTGAGGGGCGTGAATGCGAAATCACACTATATGACTCTATTCGCGATATGCGTCCTGATTTGACTAAAAAAATGCAATTAAGAACACGAATTAAAAAAGGAGATACATAATGAGTGATGGTATGACAGAAGTATTTAGACATAAGAAGATTGTTAGAAAGAAAATTAACAAATATGTCACTTTATTCTTAGATAANAATGATGACATTGTTATTATTGAAAACACANTAGGAGGACCTCAACTTACAAATCGAATTTATTTAAAGGTTAAAACTTTTAATAAGATCATAAAAGCTTTAAAAGGAATGACTAATGGATTTTAAACATGAAATTAAATTACATTTGTTTGGAGCTGCTTTACAGTCTATCATAACTAGAGAGGGNGGACTACTTGTAAAAACTCCTAGACAAATTGCTGAAGAAGCTATGAAGTATGCTGAAGCTTCTACTGATGTATGGTTTGCTAATTTAGCTTCAACAAAGGATAAAAATGATGAGCCCGCTTAAGTTAGGATTGATGGTATATGCACTTGTATTAGGATTTGTACTTGTAAGAGCATTATTAACTGCTATACATTACAAAATAGTAATATCTCTACTAAAAGAGGATATTAAGGATCTTATTAAACCAAAGGAGAACAAAGATGAGTAAATCAAACACATCTAGTGCTGGTGGCAATTGGGCTACACGCACAAAAACAGCAACTAAATCAGTACCTCTTTCAAAGAGCACTGGTGATCGTGGAGAACGCCGTACAGCGGTTGTAGAATCTTTCACGCCTAAGTCTTACAAGACTGGAAGTTTTGGCGTAGAAGTGAAATATTCTGTAGCTGGCTTGCAGCGTCCTGTGTACGAAAATATTGTCTTGACAAAGCTGTCTGACAATGGTACTATGGAACCTACGAAATATGGTGAAAGTAATCTTAAACGAAGACTTCAGGCATTCGGATTGGATAGCGAAGCTATTAACGCATTCCCGATTCCTAAGTCTCCTAAAGATGCTGGTAACGAAGCGTATGCACTTTCCGGCGCTCCCGTTGCCATTTACCTGGTAGACGAGGAATACCTTGGAAAGCCAACTAAGCGTGTTCGAGCGGTATTCCCTGCTGAAGGGTAACTTATAGCCGTGAATGTGAATCGGCTCGATAGCCGTGGTCCCGGGCTTATACGGGACATTTTACTTACATGAATTATAAAATTATAAAATCAGTAAGAGAATTAAACGAAGTACTTGTCGAATGGCAAGGTCTTCTAGCATGTGATATCGAGACACATCCAGGGCATATTTTAGGAATATCACTTGCACCGGAAAAAACAAAGAACGGCGTAGTAGCTGTTTACATACCATTAAAAGTTTATGACAAAGAGACGAATACGTTTATTGAGGCTTGCGATAAAGACTTGGCACATCATATTGGAAGTGTGTTATTGGATTATCGCTTGGTTGGTCATAATTTTACTTACGACAAAAGCCATATAGACAGGCAGTATAAAGTAGACACTCAATGGGCAGCAGATACCCGTATTATGTGGCACTTAGCGTCAGCACCAGCAGGTCCCAGGCCGTATGGGCTTAAAGATGCCCAAGTGGAGCTGCTGGGCTACGCAGAGAAAGGTAATACAGAGCTAATAGCTAATATAAAAGCAAATGGAGGTAAAGGAAAAGGCGAAGACATGCATTTAGCTGATTTAGAAGTATTAGCTAAATACGCCGCTTTAGATGCCCACTCCACTATTGAATTGTATAAGAAATTGTCACCATTTTTTGATACCAATGATTATTGGTGGATGTTAGAAAAAATGATGCAGTATAATATTTTGCTGCAGAAAAATACAGACCTTGGCGTAACAGTTGACGTTCAAGGGTTAGAAAAATCACATAATAGATTATTAAGGGTGAAAGAAGCTGCCAAGGTTAGATTCCAAAAGGAGCTAAAGAATGAAATTGCGTCCCTCGAAAAAGACTGGGCAGATCGTAGAATTGCCGAGTATAAACGAGAAAGTAACAAGGCTTGGTATGCTAATCATCCAGAAAAATGGGAAAGGTTTAACCTCAATTCTGACTCGCACAAAAGGGAATTGTTTTTTGAAAAGCTCGGCCATACTCCCACTAACTTCACTGAATCAGGCAAACCTAGTGTGGACGGGGACAGCATCAAACGAATCCCAAGTAATTTTGTGGAGGCTTACTTAAAATATGAAAAAGCTAACACCTTATCTACTAATTTCTCTGGACCTTATTTGTCAAGTTGTGGAGATGGTAGGCTCCATCCTGGTTTTAACATTTGCGGGACTGTGTCATATCGTCTCAGTGGTTTTAAGCCTTATCTTCTTAACGCCCCTTTTGATGAAAAAGTTATACTTAAAAACCTTAAATGTGATGAAGGCTATGTTGGGGTACACGCGGACTTATCGGCAATCGAACCAACAATTACGGCGCATTACAGTGAAGATCCCTCACTCCTCAAAGTCTTCAGGGACGGGTTAGGTGATATTTATCTTGACTTAGCTTTAGAGCTATTTAAGAATGACAAGGAATTGCACTATGGGTATAATCCTAATATACCAATCACAACGGAAGTTAAAGAGAGATTTGCTAAGCAGCGTAAAGTCGCTAAGGTTATTCAGCTTGCAGTACAGTATACAGGTACAAAACACACAGTGGCTAAAAACCTTACAAAAGAAGGCATACCGACTACTGTCGAACAAGCAGACGAATACGTAAAAGCTTATTGGCGTAAGTTTGACGCTGTCAAAAAGTTTAACTACCAATTACGGGAAGTTAATAGAGATCAAGGTTATCTTAGAAATGTAATAGGGAGGATAATACGTGTACCCGATCCGGAATATAAAGACTTATCTAACAGATTTATACAAAGTAGTGCGCACGACGTACTCGTACTATGGGTGCTTAGTATCTACCGGCGTTGCAAAGAGGAAGGCATTGAAATCAAGCCTATCCTACTTGACTGTCACGATAGTACCAGCAATCAAGTACCTAAAGAGCAAGCCAAAAGACTCAGAGAAATATATGGAGCCACCCTCAACGTTTTAAATCATGAGTTAGGCTTGTGTGTAAAAATTAAAGCAGAAGCAAAGACTTTTAATACCTTAGCAGGTTTAAAAAACGAAGAAGAATAATAATTGACATTATGATAAAGGTTTGTTATAATGTTTTAACAATGGAGAACAAATGAAAAGACGATCTGGAAAACAATTAATAATGGAACTAATCCCCTTAGTTCTGTTATCGATAATGTTAGGAATGTGTGTTAAATCTCGTGGTTCAGAAGTAATTATGTTATCTGAGGAAAACACAGTAGCTTTAAATATGCCTATTTTTGGGCCTACCGTAGCCACTGTGCAAGAGCAATTGTTAGAAAAAGACAAGAACCTGAGAAAAGGTAAGCCTATTTATCTTGTTTTGAATTCCCCTGGTGGAAGCATTCAAGATGGTCTTAACATGATTGAAGTGGCTAAAGGATTGGGACGTCCTGTCCATACTATCAGTCTTTTTAGCGCAAGTATGAGCTTTGTTACTAGCCAAAAGCTTAATGACAGGCTTGTTACAGACGCCACTATTATGATGAGCCATAGAGCATCCGTAGGAGGAATCGGCGGTAATATCCCAGGTTCATTTCTTACATTTGCTAACTTCCTAGCTAAGTATCTTTCCGATATTAACAAAGGAATTGCGCAAAGATCCGGTATGACTTTGGAAGCTTATGAAAAGCTTGTAGCTGATGAATTATGGATGAATGGTGATGAAGCTATCCGACTTAAGTTTGCTGACCGTAAAGTTAACTTAAAATGTGATAAATCTTTGTCAGGGTACGGTCCTGTTCAAGAGCTTAGTCTTGGATTCTTTTCTGTAAAGTTGCAATTTCACAAATGCCCTATGATCACTGCTCCTAAGTTTGCCGGTGGAGATCAGTACATAGCTAATTTGTTAGCAAACGACAAAATTGAATTCATTAACCGTTATAAACATTTACTTCAGTAAGGAGGAATCGTGTGGACTACATCTATAGTCTTTACTCTGCTACCGCTAATTATGGCTCTAGCCCTCATTTTCTGGTACTCAGTGAGATTAACAGCGAAGGGTTTTGCTCTCTCTACCAGGTTACGAAGGGAACCGCAGAGGCGATTGAGCAGGCAGGAACTACTAAGGGATTTAAAGGTGTTGTATGGTCAGAAAGGCTCTGGCTCGACTTCGACAACGAAGACGCCGCCCGAAGGGCCTCTAGCAAGTTGAAAGGAATGGGATACGATTATGTATGTTATACGACTGGTAATAGGGGTTTGCATTATGGCATTCTTCGCCATAATAAACCTAGCCATCTTTTGCCTGCACTCGATAAAGCTTGGGTTAAAGCGAATTTCCCAGAAGCAGACATCTCGATCTACACCCATTTACATCCGTTCAGAATACCGGGAACCCGACACGAAAAAACTGGAAGAAGAAAGGAACTCATCTCTGCTAGCC